TGTGTATATCGGTGCATGTTTGGCGGCAAGCGTTACTATAGTACGGGTAGCGCTGAACCAGTATAAAAAAAAATAAACGAATACACGATAACGGATGAGAGCGCCGACTGGTTAACACAAGGAGCCCTCATCCGTTTCTATTTCCACGTAGACCCGGATACACTGAGCGAAGATGAATTGATTAAAACATGGTGTCAGCTTAAGTACTGCCTCGAGCGCACCGGCCAAATGAGTAAGTAATGGGCGATACACAAGTTAAATACACGCTAACACTTCAGGATTTACTGACCCAGAAGTTGGATGCAGCAGATTCGAGCGCAAAAAGGTTCGATTCAACCATGGGAGGGCTACAGAATAGCCTGAACAGGGTTGGGGCGGCGGTAGGTATTGGTCTGGGTTTGCAGGCGGTAAAGAATTTTGCTAAAGAGGTTATAGACGCAGGTTCGCAGGTTGAAAACGCCCAAATCGGGTTAACTACACTGCTAAAAGACAGCCAAGGGGCGAAAGAGGTTATTGCCAATACGATGGAGGATGCCATGAAAACGCCCTTTGCATTCGAAGGGCTGCTGGCAGCCAATAAGGCCCTTATTGCAGCCGGCAGCAGTGCCCAGGCTGCCAGGGCAACGGTTCTCGATTTAAGTAACGCAATTGCGGCGACAGGCGGCGGAGACGTGGAACTAGAGCGCATGGTGGTTAACCTGCAACAAATAAAGACCACCGGCAAGGCCACGGCTATGGACATAAAGCAATTTGCATACGCTGGTATAAATATTTACGAGGTGCTGGGCCGGGCTTACGGTAAACATGCAGATCAAATGAAGGGGGTAGAGGTAACCTATGATCAACTTAGATATGCCTTACGGAAGGCGCACGAGGAGGGTGGCCTATACGCCAACGGGCTGGAAAACATGGCCAATGCCACCAGTGTAGGTATTAGCAACTTAGGGGATGCGCTGTTCCAGTTAAAAGTTAAAATATTCAACGATGTAAAACCAGCAGTAACCGACCTTGTAGCTACTGGGATGGATATGATAAAATGGTTAGGGCAAGCATGGAGCTGGACATTACGTAATCGTGAAATGTTATTTGGGTTAGCCAAAGGTATTATTTTTGGCGTGGTGGCATTTAAAGCATATAAGATTGCAATTCAAGCGTCTATTTTTTGGCAGAAAATACAATATGCATCCATAAATTTGCTGGGCGATGGTTTCCTTAAAGCAGGCGCGGCTACAAAATTCTTTGCAGGAGGATTATCTATGATAGGAAATGCAATAAAGGCCAATCCTATCGGGTTGGTGGTAACCGCTATAACAGCCCTGGCAACGGCATATTTCGCCTTTAGTGGATCGGCTAAAGATGCCACAAGGGAGAATGACAAACTAAACGTGTCGTTGTCTGAAACCATAAGCGGTGCCATGCGCAGACGAGAACAATGGATTGATGTAGTGGAGGGGCAACTGGCAGGCATGAAAGTGGGCGGGAAGGAACGCATGGCTTATTTTAAAAAAGAAGTAGATGCGGAAACTAAGGGCCTGCTAGACCAATTAAATACGCTTAATGCTGCCAAAAATGCCAAGGTATATGATAAACGCTCAGGGTTAAGCGTAAAGTCGTTAACAGGAGATGCGGCATTGCAAAATGAACGCGATTACCAAGAAGCTATAGCCGAATTACGGGTGCTGGATGATTTTAGGCAAAGCGGATTCAAGAAACGAACTAAAAATAGCCCAGATGATATGAGCAATTTGCCACCCCCAGCGCCAAAAAGTACCAAAGATACCAATAAGGTTACTGGCAATAAGAGCACAAATATTACCATCCATATAAACAATCTTGTAAAAGAATTTACAATCAAAACCGTAACTTTCAATGAGTCGCCGGATAAGGCAAAGGAACTGATTGCGCAGGCCCTTATATCGGCGGTAAATGATAGCCAACGGGTAGCAGGGATATAAATTATGTCAACTATAATACCCATATCACCTACAGTACGCGAATTAACATTGAAATATCGGCTCAATAATAAGCCGCCTATTATCAAGAATGATAATCCGTACGAAAATAAGATCGCGCAGGGGCCTACGCCAGACCCATCGTTATATCTTTCACCGCTGGGCACCCCTGTGGTTGCGGATATAACCTTTATGGGTGGCGCATATACGGATGATGAAACTGGCCGCCTTATAACTTTCCCTACTCTTACTTTGATTACCGTGTTAATTACCGCAAGTCAGCCAAAGCGCATAATCAAAACAGAAATACAGGGCCGAAATGGGACGGTTAAAGAATATGTAGGGATGGATGATTGGCAGTTAACTATTAATGGAATATTAACTGGCCCCAATGGTATATTTCCGGTAGAAGATATGGTAGACCTTAGAAATATATTCAAAGCCCCTGTTACTATACCTGTAGTAAGCAGATATTTGCAAATGCTGGAAATCTTTAGCATAGTGGTTCAAGATTTTACATTCGATCAGGAACCGGGCGGCTATAGTAAACAAAATTTTACGTTGAATTGCATTAGCGATGTACCGGTAGAACTAATAATACAATGAGCAATCAGGGCATGTATAGGGTTGTGACCCGCATAACATTTGTGCAGGTGTCTACGGTGGATTTACCAGACCGTAATCGTACGCTTATTTACAATTTCGTTAACCAATACGAGGCATCAAGTTCATGGCAAGAATTAAGCAATACGGCACGTATAACATTGCCAAAAAATGTTTATACAAGAGATGCGAACGGTAAACTGGTAAACCTTGCCGGCACAACCGTGAACATTGGGGGGTTCAGTAATAACGCACCGTTATTCCTGCGTGGCGATAAGGTTACCATAGAGGCAGGCTATAGGTATTTCGATGTGCAAAACAACGAAAAGTTAACCACTGCTATACTGTTTGCAGGATATGTGTCTAAAGTGGGAAGTAAGATGCCATTCATAATAGAATGCATAGACAACATGTATGTACTCCAGAATCTAGATTGCGAAAATAAAACATATCCGGCATCGTTCACCGTAGAGGATATACTTACCGATATGTTACAGGGCACCGATTTTACTGTTAATGTAACCACCGACACAAGTGTTGGTGAATTCAAAGTAGAAAACGAAACGGTGGCGCAAATATTAGCTCGCCTACGCAATGACTTTCACTTTTATGCCACTTTCAGGGGCAATGAATTGCGGGTAGGCAGCCTTGTATACCTGGAACAGGATGCCATTGACAGTGGCTTGAAAACATTTAGGTTTCAGCATAATATTATAAGCGATGCACTGGATTACAACCGCACCGAGGACATGGAGCTTTCGGCGATTTGTTATAGCATAAATAAAATAGAATTAGGCACCACGACCAAGACCGGTAAAAAGCGAACTAAGCACCACCGCCTTGAGGCCCTTGTTACCATACGCCGCGGCAAAACTTATAGCATTGTTAAGCCAGATAAAGGTGATGTAAATTATGCAAAAAATGTTACGGGGGAACGGCGGACATTATATTTTTGGAATGTATTAACTACTGCCAAATTAGTCGAATTGGGCGAAGCCGAATTAAAAAAGTACTATTATAATGGCTTAAAGGGCAAATTCACTACATTTGGCATGCCATACGTACAGCAGGGCGATAATGTCAACATAATCGATAATAAGTTGCCAGAGCGTAATGGTAGGTACAAAGTGCGGAGTGTACGATATACCGGGGCCGTACAGGGGTTGCAGCAGGAAATAGAACTTGATTATCTTATTACAAGAATAGACGACAAAGGCAATGCAATTAGCTGAGGCAATACAACAACTAGCAGGAACTAAGTTCCTGAACGTTACCACGGTGGCCTTGGCTGAGGTGATAAGTGTAAATGTAGCGGAATGTACCTGCCAATGCAGCACCATCAGCGGCACAACCACTGCCCAGCTTATAACCGTAAGCCTTATGGCGGAGGTAGAAGATGGCCTGCTATTGGTGCCCGAAACCGGCAGCACTGTATTGGTAGGGTATAACAAAGAGATATTACCTTTCATACTAATGTATAGTGGATTGGATGCCGCAACGTTTTGGGTTAACAATGTTATAACGCTAAAGGATGGCAGCCTGGGCGGCATACCCATTGTGGGGGCGCTGGTACAAAAAATAAACAACCTAGAAAACAAAGTAAATCAATTACTTAGTGCATATAATTCGCACGTACACCCCGACCCGGTAAGTGGTAGCACAGGGACGACCACGGTGCCGGTTACTGGCATATTAACGCCAACGGTAAGGGCGGATATTGAAAACTTAAACGTTACACATGGCTAATAATCAAGATATTGCGGTATATAAAAATGATTTATATTTTGTTAATGATGAAACCGGAGGCGGTGATTTTGGTATAGCCGAAAGTGATACTCAACATGTAATGGATACCATAGCTGCCTTCCCTGGCTGGTGGAAGGAAAATCCACCCGATGGCGTTGGCGTATTTCAATATCTTAACAGCGCCGGCCAGCAGCAGGTATTAGAGCGCAGCATAAAGGTGAATCTTATTTCGGATGGCTATAAAAGCGATGCCGCAAAGGCTGCCATAGATGCGGCAGGTAACCTAACAATTGAACCCAATGCTGAAAAACTATAGCGCCATATCTGGCCAAAGTATTTATGATGTATGCTTAAAAATAGGCTACAGCCTTGATAATCTACTTAAGTTGCTAGAGGATAGTTATGGCGACGAATTTGGGGTAAATGACATACCGGCCAGCGGCCAGCAGTATATATATGATGACGCCCTAGTAGTTAACCAGCCGATTACGCAGGCATACAATTTATCTGGCACAAATTACGCTACTTATTACGGCACTAATGGCAGTGCAATGTACTTAATAAGGCAGAATAATCCTATGATTATACCTGGGCCACGCCCAATTATAAACACACCACCTAATTCAGATGACATGCAGACATTAGTAGAATCGGCCAGCTTCGTAAGCGGCGCTGATGGCACCACGGTTATTACCCCAGCCGATAAGAATGGTGGCAGCCTTATTGGGTACGCTATTATATTCGTAGAACGTGAAACGCGTCCTATAAAAAGAGCTAACTGGGTATGGAATGCTATATCCGGAATTCTTACATTAACAAGCGGCGAAACGCTTGACAATGGACAAGAACTTTTCTATATTTACACAAAAACTATATAAATGTATAAATTATTTATAATTGCTATTTTATTTAGCAATATTTGTAACGCCCAAAATTGGACTAATGTGAACGGGCGTTGGGGGTATCAATGGATGCGGCACGATTCTGCTTTATTTATTCCATCAGGTAATGGTGCCCCTGCCGGTACGGCATCTCTGCGGAGCGCAAAGTACAAGAAGCAAGCAGCTCTATTTTCCGATACAACCAATAAGAAACTCTATTTATTCAATCCCAAGGATAGCACATGGATTGACGTAACCGCAGGTGGCGGCGGTATATCTGCTCTTACGGGGCCGGTAACAGCAGCCGGGTCTGGCTCAGTAGCCACAAGTATTACCAACAATGCCATTACCAATGCAATGCTTGCCCAAATGACAGCGCATACATTTAAGGGCAACAATACTGGGTCTACGGCAAATGCAGGCGATTTAACGGCGGCCCAATTAACGGCAGAGTTAAACGTTTTCGGGGCTGGACTAAAAGGACTTGCGCCGGCAGCATCCGGGTCGCCTTCTTCATCTAAATACCTGTCAGAGGACGGCACTTATTCTATACCAGCAGGCGGCGGCGGTGCAACCTTGCAAACGGTAACTACTGCGGGTAATACTTCTACCAATGATATAATCGTGGGTGCCAGAACTAATTCATTGGGCAGATTTAGTGTCGAAAAAACATTTACCGCCCTGAACGTTCACGCATTCGACGACTATTCCACTTTAAACCCTTCTTCCGGTGGCTTTGGTTTCGGGGTGTACGATGCAAGTACTACTATGGTTGGAGCTCAGACTAACGACCATTTTGTAGGATACCAATCAAGGCTAACCGTTGGCAGTGGCAGTACTACTAATATAAATGGCGCTTATGGGCTTACTGGACTACTTGTTTTCAACCACCATCCTGGTAGTGGCACCGTAACGAATGCGCACGGCGTCTACATAAAGGCCATAGATGGCGGCGGCCCAATAACTAACGCATATGGCCTGAGAATAGAAAATGTAATTTCCGGAACTAATAATTTTGCAATAAGGGCAGAAGGAGGTAAGAATTCATTTGTTGGCGAGGTGATGATTGGGGGACAAACCACTCCTATTGCTAAATTAGACGTTAGAAATTCAACATGGGATCCAACTCTTTACTGCGACAACACGAAGGGTAGTGCTACGGCTGCTATATTCAATTCAAGCAATGGGAGTGGCAGTAATATATGCCTGGACTTAACTGCATCGGGCGGCACAGGTAATAAAGGGATCAGCTTTGCCGCATCGGCCATGACCTCGAACGACTGGAATTATTACGCAAATAATAGTTCCAAATTTTACAATAAGGGTAACGCAGGCATCGGGAATGGTGTAACAACGCCAGATAGCACACTGCAAATAAATGGAAGTTTCCACAATAATGCTGGTGTAAGAATGGAGGGGCTGCCATCTGGTGCAGGAACAAAGGCGGTACGTATAGATGCCAATGGTAGTTTGAGTATCGCAGATACAACAATTTCGGGGGCAGGTAATTATTATGCATTAGATAGACAATACACGGATGCTAATAATTCGGGCACAAGCGCAACTGATTTGTATACATATACTATTCCTGCAAATACATTATCGGCTAATGGAAATACTATAAACTTCGATATATCCGGTACATTGAATGACGCAACGGCTACAGTTAATTTACAGGTGATTTTCGCCGGTAATGGCATATCTGGCACCGGAGCATTAACTATAA